TCATTTTCATAAGTTTTATCTTCTAAATCTCCAGGCAAAGAAGAAAAGTCTGCAACAGTATGTATTGTCTTATAACCGTTGACTTGACCACCAACAAGGGCTTGTGTCATCACAGTAGTATCGCAAACTTTAGCAGCATTATAAAATGAACCTAAATCAATTTCACTTTCTGGCAAACCTCTGCCAAAATTAGCATTCATTAAATAGTCTAACAAACAATAGGCGGGGTTATTATTATAACTCCCTGTGCTGCTCAAAGCATAGGTATAAGGGTCCAAGTCAGTACCAGCACCGCTTCTTACAATAGTTTTTACTTTACGCCCTTTAATTAAAAATTCAACAGAAGGAACCCCAGCATAGTTATAATCATCTCGATTAAGCTTATAAGTTGCAGATACGTTAGCTGTCCCAGTAAAGGTGTTTGTTGAGGGAAAACCGTTAGCAGTAGCAGCAGGGTCAGCAGTACCCCCTTCGTTATAAATCCTAAAACGATGATTAAACTTGGAGTTTTCCTCGTTATAGTCTACTCCATTAACTTTAATCCACTGCACACCCTCTATACCTTCATGGCACAGAGCATATTGTACGTGCAAGAATTCGTTTTTAGATCCACTATCACTGGCTCCAAGATTTTCAGAAATAACCTTACTGGCTAGAGACTCATCTCCCGCTAAATAAGAGCTACTAACCTTATGGGCAGTTTCAATCCCACCAAGTACTTGTTTACCATATACAATAGGTAATGGAGATGCTTGTCCACTTACTGTAAATGCAAAGCCCTTACGCTTGTCTGCAGCAGCGTCCGCAGCAGCTTGTTGTTCTCTCATTCTGCGTTCATTTTCAGCACGCATCTTTTTCATCTGATTTTGTTGATATGCAATAGATGCAATAGTTACGAGGACTCTAATAAGTAGTTTAAAAGCCATTATACCTTACCCCACTTTAAAGTTATTTCTCTATTACCATATATTTCATCAAAAGAGGTATCGTCTGTATTAACTTGATCCATACCGTCTTTGGAAGTAAATCTAACGTTTACAGCATCAAGGTCTGCCATAGGAGATGTGCCTTCAATAACTGCTAGTTTTTCTTCCCAATCATTAGATATAGAAGGGCTATCAGCTCTACCTTTGTAAATTGAGACAACATCTTCTTCACTAAGCAATGGTACATTATTACTAACAAAACCCACCTTTACATCGATCGGTTTACCAACAACATTTGCTTCAAACTCTGCAAACATTTCATCTAAATCTTCGGCAAGAACAATACGATAAGCTTCTCTATCAACTACTGAGGAAAATCTAGGTTCGTCTATTTCAAATAAGCCGCCATCTGCAGTGTAAATATTTCCTGAATTTGGAGGGAATTCTAAATCAGCTCTATAACTTGTAAACCGATATGTGTTATTAAATTCCAAGGTAATCAAAAAGAAATATTCTATATTGCCACTATCAATCAACGACTGTACAGCACTAGAAAAAATTCTCATGTTAAACCGCCTCTAACAAAGTAATAGTACCTGGATTTGCCAAAACACCATCGGTATAAGTTATACCTGTTTGATTGTTTATATCCTTATAATATGAGAACTCAACAGCTGTACCTGTTAAAACAGAGCTTCCAGCAGTAACTTGAGAAATTAACTTTGGATAAAAAGATATTGTTGTTGTCCCTGTAGAAGAGCTTAAGTCTACATCAGCAGTCACTATGTGAACTTTATCTGATACAGAAAATTTTATAAAGTAGCCTTTTGGAATAATACCGTTGTTACTTATTGTGTTTGATACTGCAAGAGAGCTTGAATTAGGAGGTGCTGTTAAAGCAGTAAGAACCGAACCTCTTAGGCTAAACCGTTTCTCTACTGAACTCAGCTGGGGCATAATCATAGTTTCTGAATTGAGAGTATTAATACTACCCAATAGTGATTCTTCTATGTTGTTATCAGTAGGTTGTGTACTAAAACTCAACTCCCATCGTTGATGCCCTTGTGTTGCTCGTCTAGTCTTTAAAGATATTGTTGTCATATCAAACATAGGTTCGTTAGAAACAATACTAACTGGCGCTAGAATTTCCGAATTTTTATAATAATAAACTGCCATAATTTAATCCCTAATTGGCCTGACGATTAGTGGTAAATTACGCTCTAAGAACATTTTCTGAGCCGCCCTTATAACACCGTTATCGCCTGTTGCTGTTACCCAATGGCTTTTGTCAGCTATTAAAGCGGAGATATTCCCGTCATTCATAATCTGATAAGCAACATCGCCAGTTTTGGGTTTTTTATTTTTAACAATCTCATAGTTAGTGTAGCTTGCAAAAACTTCGTAATTTCTAAATAATTTTTTTATTTGAACTTCCCAAGAAATGGGGTTATCATAATTAAGGTCCAAGTCTTGTAGTCTAGATTTATCGCCATTTAAGGCCTTATCATACTCAACTACAAACTGCCAACAATCATTATAACCCCAAATCTCTTTACTCTTTCGGGAGTTCAATTCTTTTTTCGCCTTATCTAGCGCAATAATTCTTTCTTCTTCTGCATAATAATTTCTCATATCACTCTCTATAGTTTTTCTGATATAAACACCCTTACTAGATCTGCAACAATATCGCTTCTGACAATATCATCAACAGAGAACTCAATAACAGGTAAAGAAATACCAACTTTTTTAATTATCTTACAAAATCGAATAAGATCTTCCCCTTGTTTAACATCTGATTGGGCAGGATCCCCCATTAGAATAAGTTTTGAATTCTCACCTAATCTTGTGCTTATTGCTTTTAACTCGTCTATAGATAAATTTTGAGCCTCATCAACCAATACGAGAGCGTCCTTATAAGATCGCCCCCGAATTGTTTCAATAGGTTGAATTTCAATCTCGCCCTTGTTTAGCATATATTTATACTTTTCTTTACCAAAGGCTTCCTCAAAAACCTCTAACATAGGTAGTAGCCACGGTGTCATTTTTTCCTGTATGGTTCCAGGAAAATGCCCGAGACTTTTACCAGTAGGGACGTTTGCCCTAGTAACTACAATCTTTTTGTATTTACCTTGTTGATATAAAGAAGCCACAGTTCCTGCACTGCAATAAGTTTTACCTGTACCAGCGCAGCCTATAGTAATTGTAATGGGGTAAACTTTTATTGACCTTATAAGCTTGTCTTGTTTTTCATTTTTAGGAATTACGTGAAAACCAATACGGTGTACATTATTTTTGTGGGCGTAACGAGATTTTCTTTTTGACATTAAAAGTCCTTATTTTGTATTTCTCTATAGCGTATATACTATTTACAGAGGTTACTTGTTATAACTTATCCAACATTATAGTTTATCGAGTTTAAGTTTATACCCAAACCTTTTGAATTTTGAGCAAAAGAACCCTCCCACCAGCTTGCGTAAGTTGCATGTAATTCAGGAGAGGCTGTTACAAAATTTAAGGGTGGAAAATAGTCACGATAAGAGCCAAGACCGTTGGGGTTTGAAGAATTTTTGAGCATAAATTTAAAACTGTTATCAGAATTTTCTACGCACCGCCTGCCCCTTTCTTCTGCATAATCCCAAAAAGGGGTGCTAAAAGAGGAACCTACAGAATAATGTAGCATAATTATAGATTCACTTGCGTCTATAATAGCTCTGTACTCTCTCTCCGCCATATCTTTATTGACTTGGCCTGTCCAAAGTTTTTCTGATATTGTATTTACTACATCAACTGTGCTGAATGAAGTTGCCTCCAAGGGCTCAAGAAAGAAGGAGGAATTGCCGTTATAACTAATGTTTCCTTCAAAATTATTACTGCGTCTATAGTTTTTAAAAGAGAAAGAATTTGTAGTATCACTTGGCTTTAAGTTATACTCCTCGAAAACATTTTGAACATCTAACATAACTTCTTCTAGTGTATTAATGTCCTTATTGTAGAGATAACCAATGGAGCATCTATTTCCGAGAGGTATTCCAAAAACCCAACCATAAGGGCGTGCTATTGTTAAAGTGTAATTGAA